ATGAAGCTTCCGAAACCAATACAACGTGGGTCAACTTGGCGTATCACTGTTACTTTTGACAAGCAGCGATACTCAGTGACCAGAGATACTGCAAAAGAGTGCGAGCACTGGGCATCAATCAAACTGCTGGAGCTCAAAACAGGTAAGGCTGATTTAGAACAAGGAATAAAGCCAGCATACCCATTTCGCCAATTATGCGATAAGTACTATCAAGAACACGGTAGACATATGCGCTCTGCTAGAACAATTATGCTCAAGATTAAAAACCTCGATCGTATTGCACCCAATGTTGCCGATAAGTCTATTTACGATTTTAAACCCAGCGACATTGTTGAGTGGCGAAATAAACGAAAAAAAGAAGTCAAAGTATCAACCTTAAGAAATGAGCATGCTATCTATTCGGCTGTTTTCACTTATGCCTTGAAAGAGCTTTTTTTAATTGAGTCGAATGTTTGGCAAACTGTGCCGATGCCAAGTAAGGAAAAATCACGAAATCAGCGGATTATGCCTGAACAGCAAGAAGTGTTGCTTAAAGCGCTGGATTGGGATGGTGCATCCACACCTGTGAAGTCAAAGCACTATGTAGCATGGGCATTTCTATTTGCTCTTGAAACTGCAATGCGACAAGGTGAAATACTAGCAATGCGTAGGTCTGACCTGAGAGATGGTTTTGTACATCTGCCAATGACTAAAAATGGCGAATCTCGAAACGTACCGTTATCGAAAGAAGCAAAGCGTCTGCTTTCATTATTGCCTGTGAATAATGATGTTCTGGTGCCGATCGACAAGGATATATGTTGTGCAACGTGGGTGAGAGCTAAAAAAAGAGCGAATCTACCTCACATCAATTTCCACGATTCACGACATGAAGCAATCACAAGAATGGTTAAGGTTCGGAAATTACCAGTTGAGGTTTTAGCAAAGATCACCGGGCATAAAACGATTGGGATATTAATTAACACTTACTACAATCCAGACGCTCAGGACCTAGTAGAAATGTTTAATGACAGCGAGAGCTAATTAGCTCTCGGTCTGCCTCTTTTATTTTTTGTTGTGAGTATGCCGTGCGCTAGGCGAGGGTTATACAAGCATTTGCCTTGTGTGCCTTGATTAATAGATGCAAGGCGCTCACGGATGGTTGTCGTTGATAGATTGTATTTTTCCGCTAATTTAGCAGCAGATACTAATTCCATCTCAACTTCTTTCAGCTCTTTGACAATGCCACCACCGATGTTCTGCCCAAGCATGACTTGTGGTGGGGAGTCAGCCTCAACCGTGATTGTATATTTTGATAATCCCATTATGTCACCTCTCCCAAACTCTTTACCACGCCAACTGGCAGCTCTACATCAACACTGGCTTCTTCATTTCGCATCCAAAAATCAACAGCGATATGATAAAGCGCAGATACTTGCTCGGCTGTAAACGTTTTAACTGTGCCAGTCTGACTGATTACATGCGGGGCCAAGTCCTCAGCAAAGTCTTTTGCGATTTCTAGAATTTCAGTCATTGGTTGGCTCCTGTGCTTCGATCGCTTCTTCTTCGGTATCAAAAAACTTAACTTCTGTACCATGACGTTTTCCAAAAGCTAACAATGCAAAGCAAGGTTTATTGTTGATTTCAATAACCTCAAGACATTCAACCTCAACAATTGCATTAATGTCATGGTCACTGGTAATGGCATCTTTTATTCCATCAATACAGGTCCACTCATCCCAATCTTTTAACTTGAAGTAGTGGTGGGTATTGGATTCAGTTTTTTCTACAAATCCTTCAGGCACCGCTTGGGCTTTGGCTGCTTGCTCAAACCCATAAAACGCGCCATTTACCCATGCCGCCAATCCAACAGGCATACCGTTATTCTTCTCAACATAACAACCTAAGTGCTCGTCAAAGTTAAGATACTCAAGCTTCTCGTTAATATATTTAAGCTTCTCAAATTCAGCTTTTAATTTTTCAATATCCATCACACTCTCCTGAGCAAACATCTGCGCAAAACCCTGATTTATGGTTGAAATTGCGCAAATAATTGCTCTAAACCTTTATTTAACCGCGTTTCACATATATGCGAATTTCCATTACGACATCTGCATTTCGATATAATTAGACTCTTGGTAATTCACGTATTCTTCATACAGTGACTGGCACGCCGCATTACCCGTTAAATCATTCTTTACGAACACATAGCTCAGCGATTTCTTTGTACCTTTGCCTGAGAAAGTACAGCTACCATCAGCCAGCACTTTCTTTACGTAGCCCAGTAATTCAAGCCAAATCATGAAGGCGATGGCGTGCTTGTTTTTAATTCTGAAAATCATCGATAACCCCACGTATTCACAAAATCTTTAATGCAAGCTTCAATCCCAAAGAGGTTGATGTCGCTGTAAGTTTTTACCCGCCCTTTGTGCTGAATTGACAGCACGCGGGTAATAGATGAGTAGGTGTAGCTCATGCAATGGCTTTCCCTTGTCCTTGGGTGGTGTTGATGATGTGAGCTTTTACATTCTCAAAATGTTGGGCTTCAATGCCTAATAGGCTATCGATCCCTTGGTCTTCACAATAGGTCATAACATCAATGCCGGCTTGTGCTAGGAGGTCTTGCAACTCATCACGTTGAGCTTCTGATATCCCATTAAATTCAGGAGGTTCTATCCATGTATCGCGCGGTATATCGAATGTGCAGCCGAGTACTTTCGCTCGAGCAAGCATTGCTTGACGCATGTTTTGATAATAAGTGTGTTCTTTGTCTAGCTTTAGGGTCTCGGTCAGGTGATTTAAGTCGCTTGCATAAACTGCTTCTTCGCAGCTTTGTTTCCAGTTATCCAAATCCTCAAGTGCTTTATTTAATGCAATTTGAGCAGGGGTAAGCGTGTTGATATGAGCCTTCGCATCTGCAATTAAGTCTGCAAGAAAAGTAGGGTGTAACTTAAGATCAGGTACCCAAACCTCACCAGTCTCACCACCTAAAGCACCTGAATTTTTCGCATGGTGTGTTGGGGATGGTTTGAAGTTAATGACTCTCGCATTTTTACCTTCACCAGTAGTTACAGTGGTCAAATAACCCATGATGTCTGCAATACGGTAAAGTTCATTTCGGTTCTTACCACCAAGCTCAGGACGGTAGATGATCTGATCACCGCTTTGGTCTTCTGAGGCATGGGCAATAAAGACGACATCCTTACCAAAGCTTAAAAGCGTATTGATGTACTGCTTAAACTTCATGTTTGCTAAGCCTTGGGCTTTTAACTTGAGTGCACCATCTTGCTGACGATTATTCGCTGTTTTGAGCAAATGTGTCTTGATGGATTCAAGCATTGCGCCCACGGTATCAATAACAACCGTATTGAAAGGTGCTAAGTCTTGTTCAGTAATGTTTTCAATATCTGACCACTGCTGAACAGGAACAACAGCTCCGCGACGAAGTTCACCAGTACGGTGTGCACCACGGTCAAAGTCAAATGAAATGGCTTTATCTGCGGTGAATCCTAGAGACGTTTTACCAAGCCCCGGATCTGCATAGATGTAAGTAATAATCGCGCTTACGTTTAATGCTTGGTCTGCTGGAATAATAGGTATAGCCATGATTATTTCCCCTTATGCCCAGAACAGTGAGCCTTTAGCTCGTTTAAATGATTTTGGATAAGAACGTGTGAGTGACTTCTGAAGGCGAATAGCCATAGTTTTCCTTTGCTGAAAAGCTCGTTCACGTTCAAAGTTTTCACGGATCCAAGGCTTGGAAACATGGACCTCAAGCGTGATTAACTGTTCGGTACCATCCTTATTCACTACATAAATATGGCGACCTTTTTCAAAGTAGGTTGAATGGCCTAGACGCATACGAATGTTGCCTTCGTCATCTTGGTTGATGAACTCAGAAAACTTTTGAGTAGAAGTAGTCATTAGCCTGCCTCCACTAAACGATGTTTTTCGATATAACCCTTAATAAGAGCATTGAAGTTCTGATGGTCGATGTGGTTTGTGAAATCGCTGTATGGATTGCCTAAGGCATCTGAAACGGTCACTTCATCAAGGCTGGTTACGTCTACAGCGGTGAATTCACTACCTGGTACGCCGTAGCTGTCTTCAAATGCCTCAACTTCAAAACGTGCAGTAACGCGGAAATCATCTAAGCGAATAACAGCTTCGCCGTGGTTTTCACCAGTCATTTGCAATGCAAGGAGTTGATATTCAGAAGGGGCTACGTTGGCAACGATAGGTTGAGCAGCTTGCGGTGAGGTCTTAAACCCACAGCTAAGCACGCCTATTGTTACAGCAGCTACACCAAGAGATATCTTGATGGTATTGAAAGGGGATAAGGTTTTGTTCATAATTGATCTCGCAGTTTCTGTAAAAGCGCATTGGATTTCTCAGGTCAGTGCGCTTTTTTAATGTCTGTGAGATAAAATATACCTGTGGGGTAAAATAAAGTAAATACCTGCAAGGTAAAATTATTAAAAATATTTTTACTAAATTGGTAAATTGAGATTAAATAGACAAAAGAAAACCCATCACAGGGATGGGTTGGGTGGACTTATTAAGCGATTGAAGGCCTTACTCTTATGGGGAGCATGTAGCGTTTCCCAAATAAGATACTTAACGAAGTGAGAAGTATTGTTTAAGCAATACCCAGGGTTAGCTGGGCATTCGGAGTGCCAATAGATTTTATTGAAGGTCCATAAATCATCACTTCTGAGCCTTTCATTTTATGATATGCACTGTAATTTAAAATGTAATCATCTTGGGTATAACCATAATAAATTTCTTTGATTTCAGGACAATTATCATAAGAAACAATCCAATTGGCCTGAACCGAGTCCAATACGTTTCTGATAGCCACATGGTCATCATGTTTATAGAAGTTTCTGTATAACCCCTGTCCCTTAACATAATAAGGAGGATCTAGATAAATTAGAGAGTTTTTAGGCAGTAATTTATCAACTTCCTTCAATAGATCAACAGCATCTTTATTATAGACATGAATATGTTTAGCAAACTTACCAATCATTTCAATTCGTTTAGCAAGATCAGCTTTATTAAAGCGGACATCCAGTTTGTACGCTCCAGTCTGGCCTTTACCCCCGATAACCCCTGCTTTTAAAATACCAGAACGGTTCGTTCTATTTAAGAAAAATGCAGCAAAACCATGGTCGAGGGATGAATATTTTTTGGGATTTTCCAAGATGCTTTGTTGTAGATACCATTCTTCAATTGTTACAGGGGTGTCATGCAGCTTTCTTAAAAAAGCTTCAGTTTCTTCAGTAACATTTTTCCAGAAGTTATAAATTGCTACATCCAAATCATTGATATGGATATTCTTACAATGAGAATTGAAAAGTAAGTCTAAAGCAACCCCGGCTCCTCCAGCAAAAGGCTCAAGGTAGTCATCTGAAAGGTTGTTTGCTTCCATTAAATCCTTAATAAAAGGAGCAAATTTACCTTTTCCGCCAGGGTAGCGCAAAGGAGTATAAAACCTATTCATTTATATAAACTTCATTTGGGTTATGCAAAATATTAATCATTGCCTAGGGCAACTTTAACATAGGATACTTCGATCTGATATCCATTAATGAGAATAAACTCCAATTTGGAATTCATATCTGAAATGAATTTTTGCTTTACTAATGGGTTACAAGATAGGTAGTACCGAAAAGGATTTGTTGCTACTTTTTTGAGCATTCTTTGCATATCTGATGATTTATATAGGCTTTTAAATAGCTCCCGAATTCTCTTATTTCCATTATCTATATCTCGTTTCAGAAGCAGGGCAAGATTATACTCATCACTAGGTTCATCATTGAGCTCTAGTCGATCCAGTATTTCACTGGATGCTTTGAGGAAAACCTCCTTAGTGTAGCGAATCTCATTATGCCAAAACTCATCATTAGGCGGTAATTTATAAAGGAAATCAAATATAAGCTGATCTGGAGGCAGTGTTCCTGGTAATTTTATAGCATTCTTATGTTTAGTTAATTGAGATACATCTGCATCAAAGACTACTAAGCTTTTTAAACAAAATTCAGGAATATTTTTACCCATTAAAGCCTTGTAGAACTCCGAACCATTATTAACATCATCAAATTTATTTAAGAATTTATATTGCTTACTCGTAACTAATGCGGCAAAAAAATCACTAGCTTCCTTATCTTCAAAATAAACATTTACAGAAGGAAGTTTATTGGTGGCACTATCTACTAGAGTTTCAATTTTTAAATCAGCTAAAATTTCTTCCCAACCAATATTTTCATCAATTTTTACCTTTCCATAAGTATTGGTGAGATATAGAACCTTAAATTTATTTTTTTGTTTAGGAAAACTTGATAAAGCTTTAACTTCTTCGATCATTAAGGGGGAGTGGGATGTCATTATTACTTGAATTTTATATTTTTCAGAGTATGTCATTAATGTATTTATAAGATTTTTTTGAGCAGCAGGAAATAAACCAGCATCCACTTCGTCAATTAAAAGGATGCCCCCTTTATATACATCTCCAAGCTCTTCTGACAGTTTTTTGAATGACATAAGCGCTAGTACTATTTGCCCGCAATTATCCTCTCCAACAGATACTGATTCATGATCATATTTATCATTATGAGCTACAGCAGATTCGACGGTGCCAGATGTTGCGGTAAACTTACTATTGCTTCTTTTGCCTAGAATTGAATTACTTAGCTGAATAAATTCCTTTTGATTTTCATTTAGGTAGGCGACCGATTTCGTATCATATTTGGCTCTTTCGGGAAGTGGAATTAAACGTTTTAAGCTTAAATAAATTACAGGATGGGTTACATTTCTACTTGTATTATTTGTATGCTCCGTTGCTACGTTCCCCCTTACAACAGTACGAAAATCCCTACCAGCAGTATTAGTCATTGTTAATGATAGTGTATTTATTTCAGTACCAATTAAAGCGTCATAAAGTGTGTAGTTACAGTCAAGCTGTCCAGGCAGATCGAAATGTTTTGAAAGTCTAAAGTGTTCTCGAAACTGCGAAGTAAAGGTCTTTCCAGTTATTGTTCTATAATCTACTAAATTGCCCTCCTCATCTTTATGTTGTAACTTTTTACCGGTTGCATAATTAGTATCAAAACTAAAGATCTGCGCAATAAGGCCCAGAATTGTAGATTTAGCAGTACCGTTTTTTCCACAAATTATTGAAATATTTGTACCTAAATTAATTTCAATATCTTCTAAACCTCTAAATTGATTGACTTGAAGTTTATTTAGTAATGTCTTATTTGACATACTCCCACCCCTAAAATGGTTAATAAAAATTACAAAAATACAGAGTCTTATAGAATACCCAAGCCGCATATAGCGGCTTTTTATTTAATCCAGCCAGCAAAATTGATCAGGGCTATTTATATATCCGAATACTTTTCTAAAAAGTCATCCACCCAACCTTGTGCTGTATCAAGATTGGTTATATCTGCTAGTTTTAGATTGGTGCTTTCTGCTTCGTTAAAGCCCTCAATAATCGCTTCAAAGATGTTTACTTCACCAATGACCTCGCGTGCTATTTCCGCAGCGTCGTAGCTTTGTTTGGCTTTTTTGAGAGCTGCTATTTGTTTATCAATTCCTGCGCCAATTTTTTCTAATGCCAATTTGAATTCTTGACGATTAATTGTTAGCGCAGTTTTGGATTTGTTAAGTGTAGCGATCATTTTGTTTTCCTTTTTTAAGAATTCTTATCATAGGATATCTTGGTTGATATCGTGTTAGACCTTTACTTGTTACAGCATCTATGGCTTTACGAGCGCTAATTCCAAACGGCCAACAAAATTGATTTCATTAAGTTGCTCATTCGTAATAAATTCATCTGGGTAGCGAACTTTATCTGGGTTATCACTTGCAAGCCTTACGGTTTTGCCACCTGCGTAACTAACAAAAATTCGCTTCATTCTTAATTCGTTGCTATGTGTAAAAACATATACATTGCCATTTTTCAGCATATCTGGATCTTTATCAGATATGTCTACAAAGAGTGGGCTATCAGGAGCCACAGTTGGCCACATACTGTACTCAGATGAGTAGATAATTCTTAAATTTTCAGGTTTTGTTTGAATACCCATGATTTTTAGTATGTAAGGATCTATATCAAGATATTCACTCACATCTTCTAAAAAATTCTCAATACCTGCACCACAGGATGCTTTGATATCCTTGTAGACAGGGATTCTCACATTGGTGGCTTTTGCGTCACCACTTCTAAATTCAATTGGGGCGATTTTAATACCGCTCGATTGAGCATGACTTGATTCCGAGTCATTGGAGTCAAGTGAAAAAGCATTTGCCTGATCTAGATACCCCTTAGGTTTTCCAAAAGCCTCCTCGATCTTTATCGCAGTTTCATCCCCAATATTCTTTGTTGGATTTTTACCAATATATTGACTGATTAAGTTATAGGAAATACCGGTCTTTTCAGCAAAATCCGCACGACTCAATCCAGATTCCTTTAATAAATTTCTAGCATTCATTAAGCGAATCTCATGAATTTGCATTAAGCCTGTCATACGAACCCCACATTTAAAATTACTTGTTAAATTTACCCGATGGGTAGAAAAAATAAATACCCTGATAGGTTGAATTAAATTTACCTTACAGGTATATTTGTATTTAATTTACCTATTGGGTGTATTTAAATGCCAAACTTATATGAATTCTGGAAAGCTTTAAGCGAGCCTGAAAAAAATAAATTTTGCGAGCGCGTAGGAGTTTCTTATGGATACATGGAGTCGCATCTAATCCATGGGCGCAAAAAGCCTCGTATGGAGACCATTCAAGCAATTGTGGATGCAAGCAACGATAAGCTTTCACATAAAAAATTATTTGAATTTTTCTTAAAGAAGAATCCCTCCGCCGCATAACCAATTATCACTTTGTCAAACCTTGAAAGAAACGTGAAACAAATAAAGGATTTCACAAATGCAAGAAATAACACTAAGCCGTGAAGCACAAACGGCAATTTTTAAAATGATTAACCAGACGCAGGGGATTTCGCCAAAGGAAATTGCTCAGGTCACTGGTGATTCGCATAACACCATATGCAACTACGGCAACGTAGGGATGCCAAACCATTTACCGAGCTTAAAGAAGCTTGAAACCATCATGATGTATACGCAGAACCCTGAAATTTTAAAGGTGTGGGCGCATCAGATGGGATACGCATTAGTACCAGTGGATTGTGACTCAAGCAAACATCATGAGCTATCGATCTTTGAAGCAATGATGCAACACAACATTAAGAGCGGAAAAGCAAACCGCGTTGTGTATGAGGCTTATGAGGATGGGGTGATTACACCAGCGGAATACGAAGAGATCCACCAGATTACCCAGGGCTTGATCGAGTTGATTACCGCAGTGGATCAGGCAGCACTTAAGCAAATGCAGAAGTACACAGCAAATGCTCAAAAAGAAAAAGCCTGATCGCAGAAATCAGGCTTTTCAATTCATTAATTATCGGAACCAATGAATATGAGAACAAATTTAGCACAACAAGCAATTCAAGACAATTTAAATAACGATTTCTTACAAGGGGATACGGTGGTGCTAATCGCTCCAGTGACTCTTGTGAATCGTACTTTTGATACAGGCGATTTACTTTCCGTTGAGTACATAACCTCGTTGGGTGGTATTGGCGTTACAACGAATGGTGTGATCGTTGTGGTTGTAGATCCAACAGAGGTCCGTCATGCAACAACATTGGAGCTGAAATTAAAGCGCCGTTTAACAGATACAGAACAAGCCTTAGCGGAGGTTCCATGATTACCAACAAGGCCATTCAAAAGAAGCCTGAGCATAAGCAGGTGATTGAGCTTCAATCATGGTACGAGCCAGCACTCCGCACATTAGATGGATTGCTGGAGATCCGTAGGGCAAATCTTCGCAAGATCAAGGGTGATGAAAAGAATGCTGCCGTCACCCGTGAAGAGTTTATGGAAACGTTGATCAATGAACATCATGTTTCAGTTTGGTATGCAGGTGAAATTATTTCAAGCCTACATCGAGCAGGTCATATTTTTATGTTTGGCCGCTTTATTAAAAATATCGAAAAAGGGGGTGCTCAGTGAGATATTCAGCTAAACGTGGGCAGAAAGATGTTCAAGCTCCAGCACCTATCGAGGTGATGATCCCTTTGCTTGATCCAGTGAAGATATACACACCTAAAGAACTTGCCGCAATGCCTTTATCAGTCATGAACCAAGCTATTGAGGCTCAGGAAGCTTATTTCATTCTTGAGCATACAACCCAAATGGGGGGGCAAGCCATAGCGATACGTCGCCAAATGCAAGAAGGTACCCAACTTATCCAGGTGAAAGAAAAGTCACGCACCAGGTACAAGATCAACAATCAATTTGTCGAACCTCGAATTATTCGTCAGTTGGAAAAACGTGGCTTAGTCAAATTGGAGGAAGCTAAATGAACTATTACCAACATCATATTGGGGATTTCAACAATGCGACTCGCCATTTGAGCTTGGTTGAGCGTGCTATTTATCGTGATTTACTGGATATGTATTACGACACAGAGCAACCCCTTGATGCTTCAAATTTGGATCGTTTGGCTCGCCGTGTTCAATGCTCAACTGATGAGCAAGTAAAAGCTCTTCAATATGTGCTAGATGAGTTTTTCACGTTGAATGATGGTCTTTATATCAACAATCGTTGTGAGCGTGAAATTGCTGAATACCACGGAAAACGTAAACAAGCGAGTGAGGCAGGTAAAGCATCTGCTAAAAAGCGTGCAGCGAAAAAGAAACAAGACCCTAATGGCGGTTCATCGCAAGTTGAGCTTACGAATAACGAAAGTTCAACGACCGTTGAAAATCCGTTAGACGAGAATTTAACGGACGAGCAACTAACCATAAACCATGAACCAGTAACCAATATTATAGATAGTAGTAGTAATCCGTGTGAAGAAAATTTTCCATTACCAGCAATTCAGTTTTCACAATACAAATCGGAAGACCATAAGCGATATTCAATTCTCGAATGCGTAAATCAATACTCACTCCAAAACGATTTTATTGAACTTGGAAGACAAAGATTCTGTGAAGTTCAAATCCAAGATTTGATTTCCATGTTTACCAACTTTGGTGATTTCTTCTCAGCTAAGGGTGAAGAATCCAAGAACACACCAAGTCTATGGTTGGTCAAGTGGTACACATGGATTCAAAACAACAAGGATGCTACGAAACGTCAGCGTGAAACACAATCAACATCTCAAAAACCAAAATCTCAATCAAGCGCAGGAAATAGAACTCAGGGTGAAGTCAATGAGTGGCTATCTGAAATTGGGGGTGAAGACACTCCATCGATTCGGGATGTTCATGAAGTGGAAGGTGTGAAATATGCGTAATGAATTAACTCAGAATCAAGATCATTCTATTCAGCAGTTTAGTGAGCAAGATGCGCGTAAATTGGTTGAAGACATGCTTTTGTCATACGGTAAGCGCTTTACAGATCAATGGTCGGGCTTAAAAAAGGGGCAGGTGATTGATAAATTTGTCCAAAAACTTTCAGGCATTACCTTTGAACAATTTAATCGGGGTTTGATTCGTCTTGAAACCTCGGGTTGGCCACCTTCCGTAAACGAATTTAAAGATTGGTGTTTAGGTAAGTATGAATACCAAAGCCATGATGAGGCTTGGCTACAGGCTTTGACTTACGAAAAACAGAATCGATCTCATGAAATCAATAAATTTGCAAAACAAGCATTTGATGAAGTTGTAAAGCCTTATGGATATTTAGGTTCAACGGATACGTTTTATAAAGTTTATAGCAGTGTTTACAAGCGAATCATAAGTGAGGCTAAGGAGCGCAATGAGGCGGATGAATTACTAGAAACAATTGCTCAATGTGGATTTACTGGTGATGATCCAAGCCACAAACCCGTGACCAACGATATTGCACGTCAGCAGCTGGAGAACCTAAAGCGAAAACTGAATGTCCGTAATCGTGAAATTCCGAGACCTCAAAAGCTTGAGGTGAATGAAGCTGCGAAGCGGGTTCAAAACGAGTGGCCAGACCCTTTTGATAATCCAAATGAGTATCAGGCAATGAAAGCCAATGGATTCAATCGTGTTGGGGGTGAAGTGTGAAGCAGCAGAACTTCAGTACAAAACAAGCCGTGAAACAAGGCGAACGCATGGTGCTGGTTTTAAAGAAAATCATTCAGAAATCTGGACGAACCAGTTTGAAAGAAGTTACCGAATGGATGGAAATATCACCACGTAATGCCAATATTTTTGTAAATCAGCTTTTAGCAGAAGGGTATTTGGAGACAAACAGCAAGAGCCCTATGAGCCTTAAGGCTACAGAAAAGGCTAAACAGTTATTTGAGGTAAAGGGGTGACAAGTAGCTACTCCATTGCTGAATACAAAAAGATGATCGGTGCGAAGAAACCTAAAAGAGGATCTAAGCGCCTAAAGGTTAAAGGTGAAAAAGTACAGAGTGAGGGTGAGGTGATATTGGCCACTGCGCTGAGAGCTTTAAAGATTGAGTTTGATCAGGAGTTTAAGTTTCACCCCACACGCAAATGGAGAGCTGATTTTCATTTGAAGGGTAAAAAGATATTGGTCGAAGTGGAAGGCGGGATCTGGAGTAATGGTAGGCATACGAGGGGTAAGGGTTATTTAGGAGACTTAGAGAAATATAACGCAGCAACAATGATGGGTTATCAGGTAATACGGTTTAGCACCGAGCAAGTGAAATCAGGTTCAGCGATTGAGCAAATAGAGAAGATGGTAGGGGATTTGGGATGAATGCAGTTATGGCAGATAAATTTGAACAATTTGAATGGTTGACTCATGGCATTACTGCGAAGTCACCAAACTTTGAGCCACAAGCTCATGGCACTGGAGAGAAGCCTTTGAATTATGAAGACCGCTTGGGTGCCATTGCTACTATGGATACTCAGTTGGCGAAGTCAGTTACTTCATTAATTGTCTTTAATGGGAAGTGCGAAAGTGATTATGAATATGTGCGCAATCACTTGGTTAAAATCATGCTGGTCAATGCTAATGAAGATAAAAAGCGCGAGCCTGAACATATCACCATGAATCACTTGGCATACTTGATTGCACGTATGGTAATTGATTTCTCATTAAATCCCGAGCTGGAGGGTAATTTTACAGCGCAAGGTCGATTGTATTATGCGGGGATTAATTCGATGCAGATGACAACTAATGTGTATCGCTTAACGTGGAAGCCGTATGAAGATTTAATGAGTTTGGCGCTTGAATCTGCAATTGATGAAGCATCGAATGCAATTAAAAAGTACAAGAAAAATACTTACAAAGAAATGCGAGCATAGGGCTATCATTATTCTGATGACCAAGGTATAGTTTCACTATACTGGTCGTATTACGCAGTTTTTGACCATGACTAAATTAAGCTTATCTTATGGTGGGCTTTTTTTGACATCATTTATTCATAAAATTAAGTGATAATGCCTTTTTGTTTTTGAGCTTTAACTGAAATGGCAATTCTAACTGTTAAGAAATTAGATGATACTCTTAGTGAATTAGTAGTTAACGGCAAAAAACCTGAAAAGATTTTGTTGGGTTATAAAGCGTATGGCGAGCTAATGAATGATCGTAGCTTTTTTGAGGAAGTAGCAGGGTCAGCAATGGATCCAAACAAACGAAAATATAAAAATATTAAAATTAAGGTTACCCAAGACGAATACCAGCTTGAAGTGAAGTGTTCAAAAGAATAGGTTTAAATATCAAGGAAAGCTCGCCAAATGGTGGGCTTTTTTATTCCTAAATAATTTGGAATAAAATGTGAATAAGATCTCAATATAAACCAAGTATATTAGTTGGTATTGGCTTCTCCATGAATAGTTAATATCGGTTTCCACCTGCACCTTCCCTAAGCTGCAGGTTTTTTTTGCTTCATTTTTTGTGAGATTAATGATTTAATTATTTTGTTGTAAATAAAAAACAACGATTCCTTGTATCGGCGCAAATGACCAAGGGGAAAAGCCTTACAGAGATGTAGGGCTTTTTTATTGCTGTATACAAATTGCAGGAGCTTTGATGGGCTTTTTAAACAACTAAGATGGTATAGTGAAACTCTCTTTTAAGTGCTCCTCTATATGCCTGAAATCTATAAATACATTTACACTCAGATCAGTGTATTCGGTTCATTACCAACACATAAAGTTCTTATAAATAGTACACATAACAAGACCAAATTAATTTTCGCTGATAATACTTTTGTTTATGGGGCTGTTTCTGATTGGGCAGTAGGTCTATCCGGGCTTGATTCGAGAAAATCAATATGGTCGGAAGAACCCAAGTTGTTTTTAGAGGGTGAAAAGAGAAGATTGAGCCTCTATCGAGCATCTCATCCAGCATTTATAACTGAAGCAATTATAGGGTAGGCTTAAGATATTTTGAATTTCGTTAATACTATAAGTGCTTATATTTCAAATAAAGTTTGCTTTGTGGTTGCTTAGGGCGTATAAAGCTAACTCGTTGATGCGGGATGGAGCAGTCTGGTAGCTCGTCGGGCTCATAACCCGAAGGTCGTTGGTTCAAATCCAGCTCCCGCTACCAACGAAAAAGATTCAAAGTTTATAGCCTAGTCCCCGTGGATTAGGCTTTTTTTATGGCGGCTTAACTTTAATCGTAGTGGTTTAAATTTTAATGCCGCCTCCCATTTGACCCTCATGGCACAACCTCAATTTGAGGACGTGCTATATGACAACCCTATCCTGTGAGTGTGCCAGCTTACAGAACATGCCTTGAGTAAACGCCTAGATGGTTTAGGCAATTCCAGCTAGGGCTTGGCAACCCGACCTTAAAGAGAATGAAAGCAAGTGAAGTTGACCGTGCATGTAAGGTTAATGTGATTGTGAGTAGCGGTAGATCAGTTGCCGAGCTGATTAATATCGAACTATAGGCAGGGGTGTGGCAGATCACCACATCCTTATTTAGTTACATAGTGAACAATAATTCATCAAAATGAGATTGGATAGATACAATTTCGGGTGATATTTTTAATTAAATATTCTACATGGATGGAATTAAAGATGAAGCTACTAACTTTATTAGGTATTGGTGTTATGGCAAGTTGCTGCTATAGATCAAAGCGCATTGCTAGCAAACACGCTTCACACTCAAACTTCGATAAAATTGTTCAAAAAGCTGCTCTGCATGGCTTCTAAACAATTTAGTTAGTGTTGGGTTTTGTAATAAATATATGATTGTAGGAGAACGAAATGCTTCAATTGTTAATTTGTTTATTTGGCCTTCATGGTGCAACTGAGATTGACGGTGAAGTCAAAGAATGCCGTGATTGTTTGAAAGAAATATAAGGCCTTTCGCTACGTTTCCTTAGTCATTTGCCGAACGGATTACGGCACATAAAACCCCGCTCAATATGCATTATTGGCGGGGTTTTTCTTTTCTTATTGGGTGGATGCTATGACAGACAAAGTACAAGCGAAAAAAGACTTAGAATTTTGTAGTGCTGAGCTGTCTAAGTATCAGAATCTCAGCCGTTCGGGTTTGACACGGGATGAGATGCTGGCAATAGATGGCATTATGATTAAGTTGAAAGAGCGGGTTAAGAATCTAAGAACAACCCTATGCGATAATTAACTAATACATCGTCTTTGTATAATTTCTTACATATCTATCACTGTAAATTGTGAGAAATGTATTCTTTTAGTGTTGATAATTTTTTTAATTGTGAGAGTATAAAAAAAGAACAATAAAGGGAGAAAAGTATGGCTTCACAAGATGTGCTTATAATCTCGGTTTCGGCCTTTGTCCTTGCATTAACGATTTATGAGTTTGGGCAGATGTCGATGTTGTTTTAAACTAAACCACCTTCGGGTGGTTTTTTAATGGGCGCAAAATATGAACGCAGACGACTATTTCTGGAAAACAAAAAAGCGCCCACCTAAAACCAAACCACGCTCTAAACCTCTTCCTAAAGCAAAAGAAAAATACCTAGAAGCTGAAGAGACTTTATTTCAGGAGTTAGAAGAACACCTGATTGGCTATGAGCGTAAATTTCAATTTGAATCCACTAAAAACTGGCGATTCGATTTTTATATTGTGAAGCTGAGACTTCTTATTGAAATAGCAGGTAGTCCTTGGGCTGTCGGGCGTGGTGGAAGAAAGATAGCAAACGCATTTAATAAGTATGATCTAGCTGAAGATATGGGTTACAGGATTCAGCGTTTTGAGCCACATGCAATTGAGTCGGGTGGTGTGATTCGGTGGATCAAGTCGCAGTTAGAGAGATTAGAAGATGGAACAGATCAGACCTTTCCCACCGACGGATCTTATTGATCAGGCTGAGGAAGAAGAAGCAATTCGCATTGCACCCGCCGTGGAATTAAAAGAATGGGTGATTAAAAACTTTCTAACCATTGGTGGTCAGCTCCACAATCCAGATCATGACCATATCTCTGAGCTACTACACGACGATGAAACCTTCTTAGCTTTTGCTTGGGCATCATCTGCATGCCAGTCAAAGAAACGCATGGTACTCGGTCAATGTGAAAAAGTGATGTTTAACCAAGGTGGATGGAAGAAAGCCCGGCAGGAACAGCAGATGCGAGACTGGTTTGGTTGTGTGCCTGTTTATCTAATTACCATCGATGCCTCATTCTGTGAGCAAGCTTCAGATCATGACTTCTGTGCCTTGATCGAGCATGAGCTTTACCACATTGGCGTAGAACGTGATCAAGACGACGAAATCATGTACAGCGACAATACTGGCTTACCAAAGCATTACTTAGCGGGTCATGACGTTGAAGAGTTCTATGGCGTGGTCAAACGTTGGGGTGCAAACGAGAGTGTCAAGCGCTTAGTCGAAATCTCAAAGAATGCGCCGTTTGTATCTGATTTTAATGTGTCTGCGTGTTGTGGGAACTGTGTGATCAATTGAGCCTTTGGGCTCTTTTTATTTGGCCGTCTTCCTTGACGTACCTTGACGGATAGAGAGAAATGGCAACATTAAATAAGAAGCAAAAAATCTTTATAGTTCGTTCACTTGCAGTTTTTAACACACCACAAGAAACTGTATTGCTCGTCAAGGAAGAGTTTGACTTGGAGGTCTCCAGACAACAAGTTGAAACCTATGACCCAACCAAGCGAGCTGGCAAGGACTTAAGCGCCGAATTAAAAGATGAATTTGAATTAACGCGTAAAGACTTCTTGGACACACCACAAAATATTCCAATTGCTAATTTGTCAGTGCGTTTGCAACGCTTGGAAAATCAATATCAGAAGCATGGTAAGAACCGTGTAGCCGCTTTAAGCATTCTTAAGCAGGCTGCTGAAGATGTAGGTGGCAAATACACCAATAAAACAGAATTGACTGGTGCAGGTGGTGGACCACTACAAAGCGAAAATATTACCTATGTGACTGCTACTGATGAGCAAGTAAGGCAGGCAATAGATGAACTCGAAAACGAATATTGATCCTGTCAAAATCAAAGCGAAACGTGTGAAATGTGAAAAGGAACACTTATTTTTTACACGTGCATTTTTCCTGCCTCGTATGGGCTTCAAGTTCTCGGTCAATTGGCACCATGAATACATAGCTTGGGCCATTGATGAAGTCATTGCCGGACGAATCGAAAATTTAGTTATTAACGTTCCACCTGGTTCAGGTAAGACTGAATTACTGACTAATCTGATTGCACGTGGTATCGCACGGAATCAGCGTTCACGATTCTTATATTTGTCATTCTCGCAGTCACTTGTAGAGGATGTGTCATCCACGGCGCGAAACATCGTTAAATCGGTTGATTTTCAGGGCTTATGGCCTGTAAGAATCTCGACCAGTACTGATGCTAAGGCAAGCTGGAAAACGACTGTAGACGGCTATGAAGCGGGGCACGTGTATAGCGCCTCGATGGGCGGTCAGGTTACGGGCCGCCGTGCAGGTACTTTGGCAGATGCTGGATTTACTGGTGCAATTATCCTAGACGATCCGCTTAAGCCTGAGGATGCATTTAGTAAGACGGCACGTAACAAGGCTAATCGTAAAATCTTAAACACGGTCAACTCACGTAAGGCTAAGTCATCAACACCAATTATTTTGATCATGCAGCGCTTACACGTTGAGGATCCGACTAACTTTGTGATGACGGGCAACGTGCCTGGTAAATGGCATCAAATCTCTATACCGGCACTGATTGATGATGACTATATCAACTCATTGCCTGAGCATATTCGTAAGAAAGTGCCACGTGATGTGGAACGTGACGAGAAAGGGCGTCAGAGCTATTGGCCGCTGAAAGAGTCGTTACAGTCATTACTGCAGTTAGAGAAAGGCGGTCAGGATAAAGACGGCGCTACGGTGTCGCGTTATACGTTCAGCAGTCAGTACCAACAAGAGCCTAAAAAGCTCGGTGGTGACCTTGTTAAGGCTGAATGGTTTGGTCGCTATCTCGAATTGCCTCCACTCAAGTGGCGTGCGATTTGGGCAGATACAGCGCAAAAGACCAAAGAGCATAACGACTATTCAGTGTTCTTATGTGCTGGTCTTGGTCACGACAATCGCCTGTACATCATCGACGTGCGCCGTGGCAAATGGGAAGCACCTGAACTGATTAAGGAAGCTAAGGCTTTCATCAATAAGCATAAGGAAAGCAATACCAAGATCGGTAAGCTTCGATACATGGCCATCGAGGACAAGGCATCTGGCACGATGCTGATCCAAAACATTTCGCGTGAAACCACATTACCGATCAAAGCGATTCAGCGTGATACGGATAAGCTGACTCGTACCATGGACGTGGTTTTCTACGTTGAAGATGGTCGTGTCATGTTGCCTGTGAGTGCGCCGTGGCTATTGAATTATGTGGAAGAGATCGAGGGACTCACTGCCAGCATGTCACATGAGCATGATGACCAGTGGGATCCAACAATTGATGCGATTAATGATTCACTTGCGAAAAAGCCGACTGTATTTGATTAGAGGTATTTATGGCTAAAGATAAAAAGTCTGATACAGGCGGTAAAATTAAAACGCTTGTGGCAGATGCAGTAAAACAGGCAATGAATGCCATTGGTGATGCTGGTGCATATACCAACTTGGTATCGAATATTGGTACCGAGCGTGACAAAGCCACAGGTGGCAAGTTCGTCCGTAAAGACATTGATGATGATCAGCTTGAAGCGGTGTATCAGAATTGGCTTGCACGCCGTATTGTGAATCGTCCTGCTTCGGATATGCTTCGTGCAGGTTGGTTCTATGAAGGCATTCAAGGTGATGATCTAAAACGGCTTGAGGAAGCGTGTAAGGCGTTTCACTTAGAGCATGTGCTTTTATCAGGCCTAATCCTTTCTCGTCTCTACGGCGTTGTGTACATTCTGCTTGGCACTGCTGATGGTGGTAATTTAGACCAGCCTTTAGATATTTCTAAGCTTGGCCAAGGTCGATTAGAGTTCTTTACGGTCGTGAAAAAGAAATACATCACACCTGATAAGAACTCGTATTTACCGCCGTCGGCATGTTGTGGATTACTCAAACAGCCTGAATTCTACGATATGAAAATGGGGAATGAGGCTAAAAAGCGCATTCACTATTCTCGCTTAATTCGTATTGCGCATGCTGATGTGGTGAATGAAGAACCTCAAAGTATCTTGCAGGAAGTCTATGAGGATCTACTTGATCATGCCAGTGTAAAGCGTGGATCTGCCAGCCTGATTCATGAATCGAAGATTGACGTCATTCAAACGCCGAACCTGGTCGATAAGATCAAAGAGGATATGAAAGGTGTTATGGAGCGCTTTATGTCTGTGGGCTTGATGAAAAGCTTGAATGGCATGCTGGTCCTTGATGCTGAGGAAGAGTACAGTTCTAAGACGTATAACTTCGCAGGCTTGCCTGACATGATGCGTGAATTCTCTGTCCAGACGGCGGGTGCCGCAGAGATTCCTTACACGATGCTGTTTATGCAATCTCCTGCGGGTATGAATGCCACGGGTGAATATGACACACGGAACTATTACGACACGATTGCAACGAAGCAAGAATGGCATGTTAAGCCGATCTTGATGAAGTTCCTCGCCGTGATATGTCAGTCTACGTTTGGGCGTCAAATTTCTGAATTAAATGTTGTGTTTAATCCACTTTGGCAATTGGATGCAAAAGTCCGTTCAGAAGTGGAGAAAGCCAACGCTGAGCGTGATGAGAAATATCTCAATATGGGCATCATCACTGAGCCACAGATCGCACGTCAGCTTAATATCGACGGCGTTTACTCGGTTATCAGTGAGGATCACATCAAATTGCTGGAAACAATGGTGACAGCTAATGACGACGATCATACAGATCCTTAAGCCTCAGCTTCAGCAGATCAAAAAACGCAAGAAAGGTCGCAAGGCTAAGCCCAAGGCAGTCAAGGTCAATCGCCGTGTTGAGCTGTTTTATACGCGTCAGCTTTTAGAAGTATCAAAGTTTTGCCAGGAACAAACCAAGGCTTTTATTTTACCTACTGTGGGCCATAACATCGGGGATGGTTGGGTTACTGATCTATTCACGGCTCTACGTGAAAAGATGATCAAGTACACGATTGAGGTTTCACGCCCATTGGCCACTAAGGTGGTTACTGATACCAGTAAAGAAGTTGATAAGCAGATTGCCAGCCATACCAAGTCTATTCTTGGTGTGGATTTAACGCCGTTTTATCGCGGTGTCGATATTCAGGACGAGATTGATAAGCAGGTTGAAGCCAATGTGGCTTTGATTAAGTCTATTCCAAGTCAGTACACCGATAAGCTTGAAGCCTTGGTGATGAATGCCTTGCAAACAGGTCAAACCAATGAAGAATTGGCTCAGGAAATTAAAAAGCTGGGTTATAGCACGGACTATCGTGCGCGCTTAATTGCTTCTGATCAGATGGGTAAAATTAATGGTCAGATCAATAAGGCACGTCAGATATCTATGGGTGTTGAAACTTATGTATGGCAGTCAGCAAAAGATGAGCGTGTACGAACAGATCATCGGATTAAAAATGGTCAAACATTCCGTTGGGATGAACCACCTTCAGGCGGTCATCCAGGTCAACCAGTTCGATGTCGATGCACGGCGTTGCCGAATTATGAGGATATTTTGATTGATTAGTTTAATTAAATTTAATAACTTAGGGGTGAATCGTAATTCAAACTAAGGAATAAAAATGCTTGTAAAAATCACTGAAGAACATTTTGTTAATCCAAATAATGTTACTTATGCCAAACTGGTAAAGGGGCGAATCGGTGCGACACTGACGATTTATTTGGTTGGTGGTGATACGATTCAGATACCAGTTAATGCAGAGCATCCAGATTATGCTGCTAATGAAATATTAGGTTTACTTAAATAGTTTAAATCAAAATTCCCACCCACTTCGGTGGGTTTTTAATATAAAAAAGACATTCTATAATTTGGGTTGTAAAATTAAAATTTATCTTTAAGATTCTTTTAAATAATTTTACTGATCATCATTATGATAGACCCAAACAAAGACAATGCTGAAAAGCTTTCAGAGCTAAAAGCAGTATATAAATTAGCAATTGAAACAAGAAACTTTGAGATTCATCAGTTAATTAACAGAAATAATTTCTTCATGTTATTTCAAGGTGTATTACTTGCGGCAGTTTTTAGTAATCAAGCTAGTAAACCTTTCGTTGAGTTTGTCATTTGTTTGGCTGGGATAGTTATTTCATGGCATCAAATAGGTGTAGCAGCTGGGGCAAAATATTGGCAAGAATGGTGGGAATTAAAGACTAGTGAGATTGAAGAGCGATTAAAAGGCGTTATTGGATCTGAGACTTTCATTCCTCTTTTTAATCTTGATGATCAAGAAAGTCATAAGGATCAAAGTGCAAAAGTAATTGCCAAGATAAATAAACATTCGGGCTGGATAGATTCCATAATCAATATGTTGATATTGAAAAAATACTCGGTAAGTCGTGTACCTATCAGAAGCGGTCTTGTTTTGATGGCAACATGGATGATCTTATTTCTTAATACGATAGATTGGAGTGTCTTAAGCGCTTCAATAAATTTCACTCAACTTTTAGATGGACATTTCTTTGCTAAAACACCTAGTGAAAGATAATTTTTCAATTCTAATAACTTTATAAACCACCTTCTGGTGGTTTTTTTATTGCCCACAGAAAGGTGATGTATGTGCTGTAAAAACTGCTGTACCTGCTCATGTGCTAAAAGTTCAGGCTACCAACCTAAACCAAGACCAATCCCACCAGATGTAAAAACGCCAGCAATTGTCATTTATCCACCAAAAAAACCATAGGTGATGTCATGCGTAAAAAGAAATTTTCCAAGAAGCGTTTTTATCGCCGTCTGGAAGCTCAAAACAAAAATACTGGATACATAAGATTTGATACGGCGCATCCACAAAGGGATTACTCAGTCATCATCGATCTTGAAGCATGGAAAGTTGCACTGGAACGTGCTGGCAAGGCTTTAGGTCAATGGTGTACTCAGTTGAATGATTCATTGAAGCCTGTAGCTGAATATCTGGCCACAGACGAAGGTAAAGCAGCTTTAGCTAAGGCACAAGGTCAAAAACGAACCTTGGAAAAGCGACGTTATCAAGTGAGCGATTGGGACGTCATGCAAAGCGGTTACCCAGACTGCCAAATTTATCCTGACTTCCGTAGCAATATTGAAGTGGATCTGATTCGCAAGCCACTTTATTCAAAACGCCGTGGACGTGGTGGCTATGTGGAGCATGAAGCCTTGGGATTTGATGAATCGTTCCAGCACTTACAGAGTGCTGAATCAGCCGAAAACTTAAGAGCCGATGGGCTCTTTTTTAATGCCAAAAATTCAGCAAAACAGCCTGAGCCTAAGCCTGAATTTGTGCCACCTCCACCATTAGAAAAGATTGGAGCATCTGAGCCAGAAAACGATTCAGGATTGTTTGGTTGGTGCTTTTTACACATGGCGGCAATCGTAGCTTGTGCACTTCTTTTATGCGGAATTTTACAAAAGCTGAGTCATTAACTCATGAAACTCATTTACCAACTCAAAATTGGTGACTTTGCACCAAGCGAAAGTACACGCTCATTTACTCAAGAAGGGTATCTGAAATGCGTCAACGTCCGTTTGGCCAAAGCACCGCAAGTCCGTCAGTACTACGCCTATGAATTTCCAAATTTAGAAGGCTATTCAGCAGATCAGGTTATCAATGTCTATGTGGCAGCAGATGATTTGTTTAATCCTCAAGTCATCAAGTCATTCGAAGGCGTAGATGCAACGGACTATCACCCACCTAAGAATGAAATCAATGCTTCCAACTGGAAGGAATACCACATTGGCGAATGCTTCAACGTGCGTCAAGAGGGCGATTTCTTGGTCGGTGATCTGATCATTAAAGATCAGAACAGTATCGGTTTAATCCAAAACAATGAGCGCGTTGAGATCTCATTGGGTTATGCGGCTGATCTTGTCCTTGAACAAGGCACGGCGCCAGATGGTACGCCGTATCAAGCCAAATTTATCAATTTTAAAGGCAATCACGTGGCGCTGGTGAAATACGGTCGCTGTGGCGGTGATTGTCGCGTCGGTGACCATAAACCAAACCCAAAGGGGAAGAAGATGGAAATTAAAGTAAACGGTATTCGCTTTGAGATTGGTGACAACCAAGCGCTAGCTGATGCTGTAAAGCAACAAGAAGACCAGCTTGAAAATTTAAAAGCAGCAAAACTCAAAGTCGGTGACAAACAATTTGCCATTGGTGATGAATTGCCAGCTGTACAAGCAGTGGTTGATACCTTGCAGACTGAAAACGCAGAACTTAAGCAAAAAGTGGGTGATCTCGAGAAAAACCAAATCACACCTGAAAAACTTGATCAGGTCGTGGCTGAACGTGCGTCAGTGGTTGCGGACGCCGTGGCATTGGTACCAGGTATCAAAACTGAAGGCTGTTCATGTGAGCAAATCAAACGTGATGTGATTGCAGCCAAAGCAGGTGACACATTGGTGACCGCTGTACTTGGTGGTGTCGCCGTCGGTGATGCTAAGCCTGATCAAGTCGACACGGTATTCCGCGCACTGTCAGCAGTGAAATCGACCACACCAGGCAATGCAGTCGGTGATGCATTACATCAACAGCAACAACAGCAAAACAATAATCAGGACCCTAAAGAAAATAAGGGTTATGACAAGTCTGCTGCATACAAAACAATTTAAGGGGAACTTGAATCATGGTTCAGCAATTAAATGCGGTGGTCGGTCAGCGTGGCCGTTTAACTGCCAAAGAAGTTGTACTGTCATTACCGCTTTCAGGTCTGACTTTAGTCAATGACGGTGACGTAGTTGTCCGCACGACTGACGGCAAATCAGTAACGGCTGTGTCAGGTGCTACACCTACACGTTTTGGTGTCGTGGTACGCCACGGCGTTGGTAAATCAGGCAAAACGGCGGCTGGCAAAGAAGCCTATAAAGCGGCTGATATGTTGCCTGTGATGTTTGAAGGTGCAATTTGGGTCAAGCCTACAGCGCCAATCACTGACATTACTGCTGCGGTTTACGTAAAAACTGCAAACGGTACCACAGCAGCGCCGTTGGGTTCTTTGTCGAGCTCAGCAACTGACGGAACAGTATTACCAGGTGCAGCATGGGAAACCGTGACAGGTGCCGATGGTTTAGCCCTTCTTAATCTTCGTGGAGCTTAATTAAACATGAGCAAATTAGCAAAAATGAAAGCGCGTTTAACGCCGATTTCACATGCCATTCAGGCACAAGTTGGCGATGCGTTCAACATGGATGCATTGGCACAGCTCTTCGTAAAGATCGAAGAACAAAATGAAATTACACCACAGCTTGCACAGGTCCTTGACTACGCCAAGTTCATCCCAGTGACCAATGTAAATGCGGTTTATGGTGGTGGTGAAATCCTGTCTCGTAAAAAAGGCGTGGGTATCGGCGAAGACTATGCTGGTACAGGTGATGATATTCCGCTTGCAGAAGTTGAATACGATACTGTAAGCCTACCAGTGAAAGTCGGTGTGATTGGCTACCAATATTCAGTGGTTGAATTGGCGACCGCACAGCAAATGAACCTCACGCTTGAAGCGGACAAGGTTCAGGCTGCAAACTTGGCTGCTGAAAAACACATGTCAAATGTGGCCTGGTACGGTTACACCAAAGCGAATGTCAGTGGACAGCTTGAAAAAGTGAATGGCTTCTTAAACCAAACAGGCGTGACCATCGTGACAGGTCAGCATGATTGGGCTACGGCGACCATTGAAGAGGTTTTATCCGACTTCAATAACTCATTGGCTGATTCTTCAGATTTGTTTGATGGTGACTCTTCAATTGAGCCTGACACTTACTTAATGGCATCAGCTCAGTACACTCACTTATCGACACGTGTCGTGCCAGATTCAGGTGGTAAAACATTTCTGAAGTACATTGAAGAAAACAATATCTTCTCAACTCAAGGCAAACCATTAGCCATCCGTGGATCTGGCCGTGGTAATGGTAAGGGTACCGCAAGTGCTGACCGTTCGATCATCTACCGCCGTGATCCATCATGTATCCAGTTCAAAGGTAATAGCGTTGAGTTCTTAACGGCACAACCGAAAGGCTTAGATGTGCTTGTACCTGGTCACTACAAATACCAGGGCGTTTGGCTGAAGCGTGTTGATTCGCTTCGTTACCTTGACCATGCATAAGGATTAAAACCACATGGCTAAATATTCATACAAATACAGCGGCTCTAATGCCGCTTTTGTTTTTGCTGGGGTAGCAACTTTACCAACAGGCATCGCCATAGCACTTGAAGCCGACCAGCACAAGGCACTTCAAAAGAACAAGTTCGCTAAGCATTTGATTGATGCTGGTGAGCTAAGCATTGAAGAAATTGCAGAAGTTGGTGATTCAAAACCTGCTTCAGGTCGTGGTAAAGGTGCTCAAGCTGGCAAGCCTGATGATGGCAAAGGCAAGGGCGATAAATCCAAAGGGACTGACTTGACGATTGATGACGTGCGTAAAGCGCTGACAGATCTTGAAATCACCTTTACTGAAGATGAAACCCTTGAGCAGCTGCAAGCCAAACTTACTCAAGCCACTGAATAAGGTGATCTATGGACCCACAAGCTTTTAAATTGAAGTTCAAGTACGACACGGCGCTGATGAATCTTCCTGATGCAGAAATTACAGACGCATTAGAGGAAGCGGATCTCGTTGTGAAGTCACTTGAATTTGGTGCTCTGAAAGAACGTGCTGTGGGTCTATATGCAGCACATATTCTTAAGGTTGCACTCAAATCAAAGTCGGGTAACAGCTTTTCAGATGCTTCGAGCATGACCATTGCAGGTCAGAGCGTGAGCTTTTCACGTTCTGGTACCGATGCGTTTTATAACCAAAGCATTTATGGCCAGCGTTACCTGGCATTAAAAAATTCAATTCCAATCGGCAATGATGGTACCAATCCCAATCGTTTGGGTGTTGGCGCTTTCGTTGTTTAGGAGCAAGGCATGTCATTTAAGTATCAAGCGCCTGAAAACTTTAAAGCGACTTCGCTTGAAATTGCAGGCACCACATACAAGGTTGAAAAAGCTGTGATCGAGTCGGATACCGACATTGCGCACATTTTAGCACCACATGGTTTTAAACGTGCGGTACCTGAAACCAAAGCAGAACCTAAAAAGGAAACTGCTGCTGCAAAGTAGGTGATGTATGAGTGATTACCGTGTTGATGCTGATGTTGATTTTAACGAGGTCAATGAACGTGTACGTGCTGAAATACGGCGCACGGTAAATGCACTCACACTTAAACTTCAGCGCACCATTCAGGAAGATATGCTGACAGGTCAGCGTTTGAATGTGCAGTCTGGACGTTTAAGAGGATCTGTTTCATCCAAGGTGGAAGAGGATAAGGACTGGATCGAGGGTACAGTCGGTGCAGGTGGTGCTTTGGTACCGTATGCCTTTGCACATGAATTTGGCTTGAAAGGCTCAATGGCGATTAAGGCGCATTTGCGTACGATTAAGAAAGTCTTTGGCCGCCCAATTACGCCACGTCAAACGATGATTGCTGCGCATTCACGTAAAGTGGATATGAAAGAGCGCCGTTTTATGCGTGATTCATTGGATCAGATAGCCAAGATCGTACCAAAGAATATTGATGCTGCAATTGAAAGAGGATTGGGTAGTGAATAGTGAAGTCATTTATCAGGCATTGTTTGATCGTCTATCTGGTATCGATGGGTTTGTGACTACGAGCCGTAGACTTCGTTTATGGAATGACGTTGCACCTACTGAGCGTCCAGCATTATTCGTGACCCAAGGCAATCAATCTGAAGCACCTACAAAAGGCTTGGATGCCAAGGTTGAACTTGAAGCGGAAGTGTACGTATACATTCATGAATCAGATCCATCGATACCGCCGTCGGTACAGTTGAATCAGATGATTGATCACGTACGTGCCAAGCTTGCACCTGATCATCCTGACATCTGCGAATACCAAACCTTAGGGGGATTGGTCGAGCATTGCTGGATCGAGGGCACGATCGAAGTTTTTGAAGCAGTTGAAAACATGCTCGATGACCAAGGGATTGCCATTATTCCGATACGGATCCTTACCACTACCTAAAGCAATTCATAAATTCCATGACCGCCAATACGGCGGTTTTCTCATTTTTAAGAGGTCGATATGGCTCAATATTTATTTGGTGCCGGTAAAATCTTTGCCACACCATTACAGGATGTGCACGGTAATCCAATCACCAACGGCACACCCGTTGAAGTGGGCGTACTACAGTCAACGTCAGTTGATATCAGCTATGACTTAAAAGAACTCTATGGCCGTGGTCAGTTCGCCGTGGATGCCGCACGCGGTAAAGGTTCAATTAAGTGTAAAGCGACTATGGGTCGCATCAACGGCGCATTGTTGAATTCCATTTTCTTTGGTGGCGTTGTCACTGAAGGCGGCATTACTGCAGTCGCACAAACCATCAATGGTGAAGTCGTTGCAGCTTCAGTAACACCAGTCGTTCCGAATAGCGGAACTTTCGTAAAAGATTTAGGTGTGACTGATGCAAAAGCAATCCCGCTTAAACGTGTGACCGCTACACCGACAGTCGGTCAATACAGTGTGGATGAAGCGACAGGTGTTTACACCTTTGCATCTGCTGATGTGGGTAAAACGGTATTTATCAGCTTTAAATACTCAGCGACGGTGGCAGGTGCCAAGTCCGGTGTCGTAAGTAACTTAGATATGGGTTACACGCCTGAATTCAGTGTTGATCTGTTCCGTGACTACAAAGGTAAATTCTTTGGTATGGAATTCTTCCGCTGTGTCAGCAATAAGCTTGCGTTTAGCTCAAAACAGGATGATTACGATCTACCTGAGTTTGAATTCCAGCCAATGGCCGATGATTTAGGCCGTGTCTTCAAATGGACTACTTCGGAGTAATACCAGATGCAATTTAACCAGGTCGAAAACCCACGTGGTAATCCGCTTAAAATTAATGGCCAGATTTGGATTTTTGCGCCGTTGTCCTTAGGTACTGCTGAAAAGCTGATGCCGAAGCTTAAAACCTTTGATCCAAGTGACTTTGCTTTAGTGGTAGATGTTGCGCATGGCTCTTTAAAACGTAACTATCCTGACATTACGCGTGAATTTGTTGCTGATGAACTGCTTGACGTTGGTCACGTGAACGCCGTATTTGAAACGGTCATGGGGGCTTCTGGTCTGGTTTATACAGGTGAAGACGAGCAGGCCACTGATTCGGGGGAATAGACTGGGAGGAGCTGTACACGCATTTGGTGCTGACATTGGGCAAGGATTACGACTATGTGCGTAATGAATTGGATTTCCCAAGAGTCAAAGCATTGAATGCGTATCATAAGCAGTGTCCTCCCAGCCATGTTGGTATTCAGCGCCTGTGTCGGATTCTTGAAGCGTTTATGGGGATTGAAGACAGTACAGGTTCTGATAATTTGCAAAGCGATGATGAAGATGATTTGTTTGCGGATCTGCAGAACTTTCCTCAGGGTGGCTAAGGTTGCCCTGATTGATTTATATACTTGAGTTGGTTAAAGTTTGTATGACTTATATAACAATCAACTGAGTTCTTTATGAAAAATATTTTAATGGCTGGGATAATTAGTCTTTTTTTAGTTGGGTGCAGCAATCCAAAATCAGCTCAAATTCCTACAGATCCAGAGAAATGGGAAGAGCTCAAACCACAAATTGAAAAGTTAAATGAAGAAGATAAAAAATTACTTACTCAGTTCTTGATGCGTAAAGGAATGGGGGCAGCTTTCGGTGGAGATGGTATCGAACCTGGAACAACAGTAGGCGACGCTATTAAAGAACAAAAAAAATGGCTAGAAGACAAAGATGCTAAGGAAAAAGCTCAGGCTGAATTAAAAGCAAAGATTGAAGCTGAAAATGCAGCTGTCAAAAAACAAATGGATGGAATTCTTACAGCAGCAATTGTTTCCAAGTCTGGGCATGCTCGTTATGAATATATTGATAAAATTACTGATATCGAATTCCAACTAGCTTTTGAAAACCATAGTGATAAAGATATCGCAGGGTTTAAAGGGATAATATCTTTTAAAGATATGTTTGGTGACACTATTAAAAATTTAACTCTTTCATACGATGATGGTGTTAAAGCTAAATCAACTGCCAAGTATGAAGGAAGTACGGATTATAATGAATTCATGGCAGAGGATAGTAAGCTATTGAATACAGACTTGGATAAAATTAAATTTGAGTTTAAACCATCAGTTATCATGTTCACAGATGGAACAAAGATCGAATTAAAGCATTCAGAGCAAGATTAATTTCTATTTTTTAATTCACACATTTTGTTATTTGGAATAATCATGAAAAAAATATTAGGTTTGAGTTTATTGGTGTTAGGTTTAACAGGTTGTGCTACTACATATAAAGCACCAATAACATTAAATCAAAGTGCCAGCGAGCAGGTTCAAGGGACAAAAGAACAAATATTCAAAGCAGCTCAAAGAGCTTTGGCTATTAATGGTGAGCAAATCATGAGTGCTAATGCAGAAGCTGGAGTTATTTCAACTGCAGCACGAGATTTTCGCTTAACCCCATTACAAGCTGACTGTGGCACAACAATGGGTATCGATTATTTGAAAGATAATCGAACCAGTACAAAGGTTGCATACAATATTTTGATTGATAATGGTTCTTTAGATGTCAGAACAACTTTACAAGGTGATTATAAAGTTGGTGACGTGACTCAGAATATAACTCTAACTTGTGTATCACGAGGTGTTTTAGAACAGCAAATGATTCAGAAGATTAAGGCTGAAATAAAGTAATTACATAGAGTTTCATTTTTATTGAAACCGTCCGAAAGGGCGGTTTTTTTATGCCTGTGAGATAGGAATTATGAGCAACAATCGAGTGGAAGTGCACGTTGGTGCGAAGACTTCCGAACTTAAAAAAGGCATGAATGATGCTGAAAAGATCGTTAGCGACGGCGCTAAACGGATTGAGGATACAGGGAATAAAGTAAAATTTAAGCTGGATTTCTCAAGTATTAAAACTGGTTTGGATGACATAACCAAGAATATAAATAATAGGTTTGAGGATATTGGCAAATCAATCTCAGGAAATCTGACTAAAAGCTTTGCTGCGATCGGAGTTGGTATAGCGGCTTCTGTTGGAACAGCGGTTATTGGATTGGCGTCATTAACGTCTGAGGTTGGTCGAGCATCTAAAGAATTGGAAATTCAAGCACGCTTGGCTAATACAACCACAAAAGAATTCCAAGAGTGGGCATTTGCTTCTAAATCTGTCATGGTTGAGCAAGACAAACTATCTGACATCATGAAAGATGTGAATGATAAGTTTGGTGACTTCATGCAAACCGGTGGCGGAGAAATGGCTGATTTCTTCGAGAAAATTGCACCAAAGGTAGGTGTAACCGCTAAAGAGTTTCAAGGTCTCACCGGTCCTCAAATCCTCGAAAAGTATTATCAAACTTTAGAGAAAGCGAACGTATCCCAAGCTGAAATGACTTTCTACATGGAATCAATCGCTAATGATGCAACGCTATTGGCTCCATTGCTAGAAAACAACGCTGAGAAGCTAAAAGAATATTCAAAACAAGCGCATGAACTTGGCTTGATTATGGATCAGGATGCAATTGCGAAGACTAAGGAATTCAATACTGCATTAAGTACGATTCAGCAGACAATCGACGGCGTATTCACAAGACTGGCAGCTCAAGCAGCACCTGCGCTGACAAACCTGGCAAATGATTTCCTTGGTTTTGCATCAAGATCCAGAGAGGGTATTGATAGTGCAGTCACGGCGATAATCACAACATTCGAGAGCCTCCTCGATATTGTTCAAAGTGTATTTAGTACGATAGGCGGTATTTGGAGTGATTTAACTGCCGATATTGGTGATGGATCAATTCAACAAGTAGGATTCATGGATTTGGTCGCTGGTGCGATGAATGGATTCGCTGCCGTAGCCGTTGGCCTAAAAGTTAGTATTGAAATTGCTTTTGCTGCTATTCGTGCGGTCGTTGCTACAGTGTGCCAAGCAATCAATATTTCAGTGAACACTGTGATGAATGTATTTGGAGGATTCCGAGATACGATTCAATACGGTCTTGATGTCTTGTCTATCAAGTTTCAGACCTTTGGCAATGTTGTCAGCAATGTTTTGAACTTTAACTTCTCAGCTGCCAAAGCATCGTGGGAAAGTGGTCTATCACAATTAGGTTCAATTACTGATCGCTATACAGGTCAGATGCAGTCTCGTCTAACTAATCTAAAAACAAGTTGGAATACCGGTGTAAGCAACACAGCTAATGCTTGGGGTACAGCAGGTTCAGCTATTGTTAATTCTGCAACAACGGGTGGGCAAAGACTCCAAAATCTGTTCTTAAAAAATCCTACTGTAGTCGGATCTGCACCACCACCTACACCATCACCGACATTTAACCCGGGTAAAGGTATTGGCACAGGGGTCAAAGACTCTAAAGGAAGTTCGGCAAAAGCTAAATCTGATGCCGATGCAAAAGCAAGGGAAAGGGCTGCAGAGCAAGAAGCTAAAGCAATTGCTGATATTCGGTATAAGTATGCTACTCAAGAACAGAAAATAAAGCTGGATCTTGAAAAAGCGCTTAAAGAAATTGAAAAAGCCAAAATCACCGATGCTGAAAAGGCTGCTTTTAAGGTACGTGCAGAAAAGGATGCTAGTGACAAGATTGCTGTATTGAATGCTGAAGAGTTTGAAAAAATTAAAACTATTCGCGAAGCTGAAATTCAAAATAAGCAGCAACAAGCTCAGCGAATCTATGAGATTGAAAAGGCTAATATCCAGGCTGAATTCGATGCTAAGAAAATTTCAAATGTTCAAAAAGCACGCCTTGAAAAAGAGTTGGAGGATCAGCTCAGAGCTATCAAGCGTAATGGCTTGCAAGAGCGCCTTGATTTAGAAAATCAAATGTCTGGTATCTCAGGAAAACAGGGTAATCAGAATCAGATTATGAACAATTTTTCTGATTTAGATACTGATCAAAAGGTTTCTGATACCAAACAAGTTGGAGTTCTTTCAGATGCAGAAATGAAAGACTTTGAGGATAAGTTTGGTGGTCTAACGTCACGAATGTCTGGACTATGGGATAAGGGCATTCAAGCCATGATGAATGGCACGCTGACATGGAAAAATGCCATGAATACCATTTTTACAGAACTGGCAGGGGCATTTGTGCAGAGCATGATTAGTGAACCCTTAAAGAAATATGCGGCAAGCTTAGCAAGGCGCATAGCGATGAAATTAGGGTTTATTAAAACTGAAACTGCCGCTGAAGTCACAGGTCAAGCTGCGCAAACTGGCGCCGTAGTGGCAGGTGAAACTACCAAGACCATGGCAACCAGTACAGGTGCCTTAGCACGTTTGGCCATCAAAGCGGGTGAAGCGATCAAGTCCATCATGATGTATGCCTGGGAAGCGATGGCGGGTGCATTTAAAGCCATGGTATCCATTCCTTACATTGGTCCAGTGCTTGCTGTGGCAGCTGGTGCTTCTGCATTGGCATTGGTTGGTGGCCTTGCTGGCAAAATCAAATCTGCTCGAGGAGGTTACGATATTCCTGCAGGTGTGAACCCAGTAACTCAATTGCACGAAGAGGAAATGGTCTTGCCTAAACAGCATGCCAATACGATCCGTGCGTTGGGTAAAAACTTATCCTCCGATGGAGGAATAGGTGGAGGCGGGGGGAGCTCAGCGCAGACCTTTAACAATTTCACGATTCAGGCGTGGGATTCGAAAGATGTACGTCGATTCCTTGAAAAGCATGGCCGTGAATTGGCTGGTGGTCTGAAAGGCTATAACCGTAATTTTGGTCGATAAGGGAGAAAATCGTGTCTGATGTATTGTTTCCTGAATTGCCAGGACTGGAATGGGATCTCAGCAAGAAACCCATTTTCAATACAAAGATCATGGAGTCAGTGAATGGTCGGGAACTTCGAGCAAGTTACCAGGCCGTTCCCAAGTATGAAATATCTTTGTCATTCGGCTTTCTGCGTGAATCGAAAGGACGTAATGAACTACAACAACTCGAAAGTTTCTTTTTTGAACGCCGTGGCGCATTCGATTCCTTTCTATTCAAAATGCCTGAGGACCATGAGTTCAAGTGCACTTTTTCTGGTGATGGTGAAACTACTTCTTTCCAATTGCATAAGAAAATGGCCAGCCTCGAAATACCTGTAAGTCATACCACTAAATTTGTATCTGAGGATCCACTTATGTGGGGTGATAATCTTGATCAGCCAATGTGGTCGGATCTTGATGCACAGATGTGGGAAACGCAATATGAAATTACCAAAGATGGCATGCTCATTTTGCCAGTACCACTTGCTGAAGGTGACACATTACAGGTCGAAGGAACTTTTTATTATCGTTGTCGTTTTGCTGATGATGAACAGCAATATACAAATTTTATGAGCAATCTATGGAAAGCCAATAAGATCGAAATGATTGGATCATTAGGAAACAAGGTATGAGAACAGCTTCTCCACAGCTTATTACACTGCTTAATGAAGATCAGTTTTTAATGGCAGATCTGTATACCATTACCACTGTACAAGGTGATGTGTACCGATACACCAACTATGATTTTGATTTGATGGTTGGTGGTCATCAATTTAGTTCGAATGGTCCAATCATTTCTCGTGAAGGAATTAGTTTATCGCTAGGTGTTGAAGTCGATAATCTAAGTGTGACCATTGAAGTGACGAATGAACAAACCTTTGAAGGTATACGTGTAGTTCAGGCATTCCATAATGGTCAAATGGACGGCGCACGTTTCAAGCTTGAACGGATTTTCTTAAGTCCTAGTCGTCCGACTGATACCAGTGCTGGCGCCGTAGTACTTTTTGAAGGGCGTTTGATTGAGCCTGAATTGGATCGTAACCGTGTTGAAGTCAGTGTGGCTTCGGACCTTGATGATCTCGCTGTACAAATGCCCCGTAACCTATATCAACCAAGCTGCAACAACACGCTATTTGACAGTGCATGTGCATTGCGTCGTGAAGATTATGTGGTAAATACGGTCATTGAGTCAGGGAGTACTACGGCGCGAATCCTTTGCAGTTTAAGTCAGCCTCAGGGCTGGTTTACACAAGGTGTTATTGAATTCCTAGACGGTGGAAATGCTGGCTTAAAACGTACCGTGCGACTGCATGAGTCAGGAGCTTTATTGCTGACATTGCCATTATTGGAAGCACCGCAATCAGGTCAGCGTATCAGGGTTTATCCAGGATGCGATAAGCGACTCGAAACTTGTATTAATCGTTTCAGTAATAAGGAACACTTCCGTGGTGCGCCTTATGTACCAGTACCTGAAACAGCGGTTTAGCCTAATTTGTATTAATCAATACCCAGCATTCGCTGGGTTTTTCATGGGGTAGGAAAATGCCTTTACCAAATATTATTGAATTTATCGGTACCAATATTACTCAGCGTAAATTCCAACAAGCACAAGAAAAGCTGTTAAATTATTTAGGTGTTGAAGTTCCAACAAAGGCAGATCTAAGCAATGTATCTGCTGATCTGAACGCGAAAATCACACCAAAAGCAGATAAGACTTATGTTGATAATGCTTTATCAGGCTTCACAAATGGTGCATCAAAATTCTACCCAACTTTAGCAGAAGCAACGGCTGACATTGCAAATATTGGGATTAAAGACAAAGTTGATATAGGCGAGACCGCAAACGGAGGCATTTGGTATAAAGCTACAGTAGGGGCTACAACCCTAACAAAGAGTAATTATGATCCACTAACTCAAGCTAAAGCAGACGCAACAACCAAAGCCAATACAGCGGAAGCGAATGCAAAAAACTATGCTGACGCACTGGGTTCAAAAATCGGATATTACCAAACCGAAAATATATTTAATCCTGCTCAAGCTACTGCAGTTGGGTGGTATGCTAATGGAGTACCCAACGAGATAGCTGGATCTATATCAGCTTTAGATTACTACCCTGTTACGGCTAATCAAGATGTATGGATTCGTGGGATTAGGGGCAATACTGTTATAGCAGTTTATGATTCCCTAAAGACTTACATTGGTGTTATCGATATTAGAATCGCGGTTGACGGGGTTCTAAAAATTGCCAGCTCTTACGGTTCTAAAGTTCCAGCATTTATTCGTATTTCGAGTTATGGTGCAACAACTCTAACTGGAATTGAATTGGGTTATGGAAATATCCGACCTCCAGTAGTATTAATGTTTGGTGAGATTTATGGTGAATTGCTAAATCCTGAATTTACGGAAGAAATTGCGAAGAAGGTAATTGATCCAGAAAATCCAACACTGATTACCGTGGTCAATTCAAATGTTAAAAACACACTGAGTGGTCACATTGACTTCTATGAGAACCTTTTTGACCCGGATCAACAACTTCTGCAAGGTTACTATCTTGCAACGAATATTATTTCACCAGAACCAACTACTCCGAATGCTTATGTTTCTCTTGAGTTTATCCCTGTTCCAAAGAGCCGAAGATTCTTTGCTTTTGGTTTTGGCCCGCCTAATGGGAACTTTATTCAACTGGCGGATATTGATAAAAAGCCGATTGCAGTTATCTCAACCAGCAACGTGATAGACGGAGTGTATGAAGTACCCGCGCAAGCAGGATCGAACAATAAAGATGTACACTATGTGCGCTTTGGTAGTTATTTAGGTCTAACTGCGATCAGAGGCGGTGCTGTTTCGATAGGATATTTAGCAGAAGGAGTGCCGCCGCCGTCTACTCCGCCCATATACGGGGGAGAATCGGCTTCGCTTTCCGATTCATTTCTACAAGAAATTGTGAATCAATTGGGTGTGAAAGAAAGCCCTTTGAGTGGTAAGAAATGGTACGCAATAGGTGACTCAATCACGGCAAATACATACAGTACAACCAATTACTGCGATGTTCTAGCTACTCGGCATGGCGCAACTGTTGTTAAATATGGTACAAACGGAGCAACTGTTAGTCGGGCAACAGGGCAGCCTGACAATCAGATTAAGTCCGAAACTTATTTAGAAATCCCGACAGCCAATCCTCCTGACCTAATAACCGTGGCACTAGGAACAAACGACCAAAGCGTACACACTGTGCCACTTGGGGTGATGACAGACAGGGTTAATACTACATTTTACGGCGCTTTGCATGTGCTTCTAGCAGGTTTAAGAGCTAGATTTCCCCTTGCTAAGATTGCATACCTAGCACCCATCCCGAGAGAGTCACGTTACATCATGGGAGACATGACCAATAAGCTTTACACAAAATACAAAGCCATTGAGGAAGTGTGTGCGTATTACTCAATCCCAGTATGGAATGGCAACACGGAATTTGGTTTTAACCCCTTAGATAGTTCAACACTTAAAAGCACATACATGCCTGATGGTTTACATCCCAATGATTTAGGGCATATTTGGTATGCGAACCGAATTGAGGATTTTATTTTAAGCCTTGCTCGATAACCCAACAAACCACCACCAACCCTGATCTTTAATTAGATCAGGGTTTTTTATTGGATCAAAAATGAAAAATTTCGAAGCGGTTGCTGAAGCAATGACCTGGCTAGGCACCCCATATCATCATCAAGGGCGTGTCAAAGGGGTTGGTGTGGATTGCGGAACGCTGATCTGTGAAGTCTACGAAAAAGTTGGACTCATGGACCATTTAGATCCGCGGCCTTATCCACCAGATTGGCACATGCATCAGATGGGTGAGCGTTATTTAAAACATATTAAAAACGTATGTTTTGAAGTGGAGGGCCCACCACAGCCTGGTGATATTGTCCTTTATAAAATAGGCAAGTGCGTCAGTCATGGCGCAATTGTCGTGGAGTGGCCAACAATTATTCACTCCTATATCCATCTCGGTGTCATTTTACAGGATGGCACTAAAGGAAGTTTAGCCCGGCGAATCGCCGGGTTTTTTCGTATGAAGCGACTAAAAGAGTAAACACTATGGGTGGAGTCTTTGGGGGTAGTAGCACGGTCAGTGTTACGGACAAACGCATCAATTCAATGCGGATTCAACAGTCAGCGTACGGTCTTTGTCAGCCTTTGGTATATGGTAAAAATCGTGTAGCTGCTAATATGTTTTGGTATGGTGATTTCCTGGCAACGGCACATACCACAACAAAAAAATCAGGTGGTAAAGGTGGTGGCTCGGTCAAAACAAAAACCACTACTTACACCTATAGTGCATCAATGATGCTTGGACTTTGTGAAAACAAGATTCGAGATATTAGCACGATCTGGCGTGACAAGGAGCAGATCGTCACAAAAGCAATTAATGGTATTCAGATCAAGCCGATTGATCAGCTGGGCTTTGAATTGTTCGATGGCGACTATAATCCTGTATGGGGTTATTTAGTCTCTAAGCATCCAAACCAGGCATTGCATTATCCTTATTTAGGATATGTTGCATGTGCTAATTATGAGTTGGGAGGCAGCGCAGTATTATCGAATCACAATTTTGAAGTAATTAGTGACATTACATTTTCAGAATCTAATCATGATGCTAATCCAGCAGACGTCATTAAAGACTATGTGACCAATCCTCGTTATGGTGCTGCACCTGGTCTGCATATGGCTGATCTGACAGAGTTTCGTGACTATTGTACGGCTACAGGTTTATTCATTAGTCCAGTGTTTACTGAACAACGTCCCGCACATGAAACCATTGCTGAAATTGTTGAAGCAGTAAATTGCGCCGTGGTACCTAGTCCTGAAGGTTTAAAAATCCGTTCATTTGGTGATAGTGCGGTCACAGGTAATGGTTCAACCTATATACCAAACCTCACACCGGTTTATCACCTAACTGATGAAGATTTCATTGGTAAAGAAGAGCCGGTACGCGTGCGCCGTAGTCGTGATACTGATGCTTTTAACCATGTTCAGATTGAATATGCTAACCGTTTTAATCAGTACAACGTTGAAACAGTTGAAGCCAAAGACCAGGCAAATATTGAAATGTTCGGCCTACGGACACAGGATCCAGTCAAGTATGACTTTTTCTGTGAGCCTAAGATCGCACGTCATGCAGCTCAATTACTGTTACAGCGCCGTCTGTATGTTCGTAATGAATATGAGTTTCAGCTCGGTTGGAAATACTGCCTGCTTGAGCCGATGGACATTGTGACCATTACTGATGAATCGCTGGGTCTTGATCAATTCCCTGTACGAATTACACGTGTAGAAGAAGATGAAGACGGATTGCTGACGATTACAGCTGAAGAGCTTGCAGTCGGTTCACGTTCTGCAGTTGAGTATGACCTGCAATCTTCAAATGGTTATCAGGGCGGGAATGAAGAACCAGGAAACGTGAATGCACCTGTCATTTTTGAGCCACCACTAGACTTAACAGGTGGTAAAAATCAGCTCTGGATTGCGGCGTCTGGTGGACTCAATTGGGGTGGCTGTACAGTATGGGTGAGTTTGGATAACGAAACTTATGAAGCCATTGGTACGATCTATGGTTCAGCGCGTTACGGTACTTTGGTATCTGCAATCAATGCCAGCGTATCTTCTATGCAGGTTCAACTGAATACTTCTAGTCAGCTATTCAGTGGTACCTTAGAAGAAGCACAAGTGGATGCAACACTCTGCCGAGTAGGTGAAGAGTTCTTTAGCTATGTGAATGCCAACCTTGATGGTTCAGGCTTATATACCTTAAGTGGTGCTTTACGTGGTCGTTATGGTCAAGCGATAGCGCATAACCCTAGTGAGCCTTTTGTCCGTATCGATCGTGCGATCTTTGAGTATGATTTCAATCCAAACATGATTGGGAAACAGATTTATCTGAAGTTCACTAGTTTTAATGGATTGGAGCAAAAAGAAGAAACACTGGATGAAGTAGCAGCTTATGATTACACCGTCACAGGTGGTACACCGCCATCAGTGAAAGGTTTATCGCTTCAGTCTGCTTTCGTGGGTACGAGCTTTAAGGTTCAATGGCAAGCGACAGCGGGTGCAACTGGATATGTAGTTCAGATCCGCTCAGGTGGTGTGTTACTGCGTACAGTTGAAACCACAAATACTGATTATTCATACAGTATGGAAGAGGCGAAGATTGACGGTGTTCAACGTGCATACACGATTCGAGTTGCAAGTAAGAATGGATCAATCACGAGCAGCTTTAGTGAGTTGAACATCAACAATGCTGCACCGCCTGCATTGACCAGTGTTTATACCTCAGCTGCAGAAACCTCGATTACAGTGACATGGATTCCAAGTGAAGTCCCTGATCTTAAAGACTATCAAGTCTGGATTAGCACAACACAAGGTTTCGATCCTGAAACGACTGCACCTCGTTGGACAGGTACCGAGAATGCTTGCATGATCACAGGTCTAAGTTCGACCACGATCTACTACATTCGTGTGGCTGCACGCGACGTGTGGAAACAAACATCATGGAATTACTCAGCAGAGATCACGCAGGTCACAGCTGATGGATAAAACAACATAGAGCACCTTCGGGTGCTTTTTTATTGCCAAAAAATTAGGAGTGGTCTATGAATGACCCGTTAAGCATCAAGGGCCTACCATGGCTTTTTAAAATTATCGCTGCAGTGGTTGGGGCAATCTTTGCTCTGACGTTATCGGGGGATATCGACACTGAGGGACGAATTAAAATCACGATGGGTGTGATTATGAAGTTCACGTTTAGTGTGGCGATTAGTCTGTATGGTGGTTCAGCATTTATTGAATATTATGGTTGGCATGTCTATTCACATATGACGCAAGGCTTTGTAATGTTGATCTTTGCGATTTTCGGAATGTTGTTAATTGGCATCTGGTATCAAGCAATCCAGCTGTTACGTGGTAAAACCATTGGTGAATTAATCTTTGAAATTCGATCAGCTTTTAAAGCAATGTTTAAGTGAGTAAGTGAAAAATGAAACAGATATTTGATTTTTTAAGAAAGATCAGCGGCGGGACACTTACACAAAAACAAGTTGATGCTGCGAATCAAGTGATTGCAACGGCTACAGATGCATCAGTGGTTGATATGTTGGGTATTGCGATCGACCAGATGGCCGTTAGCCCTTTTGGTGTAGATCTCATCTGTAGTTTCGAGGGTAAGCGACTTACTGCCTATGACGATGGGGTGGGAGTGTGGACGATTGGTTTCGGTACCACAGTTTATCCGAACGGCATTAAAGTTATGAAAGGTGATACCTGCACGGAAGCACAAGCTAAGACATACATGGCACATGATTTAAAGAAGTTTGAAGCTGCTGTAAATAAGGCAGTCACAGTGCAACTTAATCAAAATCAGTTTGATGCACTGGTATCACTTGCCTACAACATTGGGACTAATGCATTTAGCAAATCGACGTTGGTTAAAAAGTTGAATGCCAATGATATTCGTGGTGCTGCAGATCAGTTTGATGTATGGGTGAATGCAGGCGGTAAACGTATGCAAGGGCTTGTAAATCGTCGCGCTAGAGAAAAGGCTTTGTTCATATCATGATCAAAGCATTATTGTTGTGCATCCTGCTATCGGGCTGCACAGCACATTCGATTTCTACAAAGGTGCATGTCACTGTTTGTGTTCAGTGTGTGAATTGAGGAAAAGGAGGTAAGACTGATTTATTGAATGACTACAACCAAGATAATTGTTTAGGTTGTGTTGGTTTTGTTTTTTTAATATTCTACCGGAATATTAAATATATAACTCAATGAAAAAAGGATAAAAATGTCTAATCCTAGTTTAAATGATTTTCATAATTTGGCTAGTACAGTTAGAGAGTTGGATAAACATGTACCAAAAGAGGCAATGATTGCTTTATTTGGTGTTCTGGCTTGCTTTAACTTCCTATATGTTTTTACTTATAATTCCTATGTTGTATTAAAGAATGAGCAGAACATTTTTCTAAAAATAATTTATACATTCCATTATTACACGACAGTTCCGCTCTTTGACCTACTCATTAACTCGTACTTTGCCATATTTAATATATTGGTTCGGTTTGATTTTATAGGGGTAGTCTTAAGCTATGTGATTACCACTATTTTTTTTGTGGTTTTACTCGTTTATCTATTTGCTAGTATTTTTTTATTATTCCGAGTTATCTTTGAGAAATTTCCCACCCTAGTTGTGCTTTATCTGCTCTTTTACTTTCCAAGCCTTACCTACTATATCTATGTAAGTAACACCTATCTAAATTAATTGTTAAAGTATTGGTGGAATTATGAACAAAGAATTATTGCTTGAAAGCTGTACAACATTAGTTGCGATGTTGCTTATTTTGCTTGGCTTAAATTATTACGCATTTAAAGACTTAGATATGAGCAAACAGGTGAAATCTGTTGAAGATATATCTGAACTTTCTAAAGCATATAATGAAAAATTAGAATTTGTAAAAGCTGACATGGCTGCATGTACCGCAAAAGATAACCCTATAAAACCTTACACACGCTATAACTGTAATGCTTACATTGTTGTCAAAAATGAAAAAGGTAAATATATTAATGTACGGTTGGGTGGTAATTATGACTATTCGAAAGGGATGCAGGGTATGCTTCAAGAGCCAACGAGCTACTATAAAAGAAGTCAATCACTTTTCAAGTAACTTCAAAATGCTGGTTATACAGATTAGCTAGTATATTGCATTCGTTGATCTCTGCAAATAATGGGTCGTTTTGGTGAATCATCATATTCATTAGTAGCATCTCGATAGGCAAGCCACTTGCCATCTTTGGTAATGTAGGCCATTGAACACCCCCTCAAATTACAAACTTCACAATTTATTCAATAAGTTTTTTCTTTTCATAAACGATATACAGTACATAGCTACAACTGTAACACATGCGATATTCCGAACCTTTAAAATGATGGTATAGTGCTCTTGCAGATTGGCCGACTCAAGAGAATTTTGAGTCGGTTTTTTGCGTTTAATATCTGTGGATAAGTCATTTGAAACACCATAAATACACCAATAAAATGCAACTTGCTGATTATTATAAGGAGTATGTATACAATGATTTTAGTGACTGGTGGTTTAGGCTTTATAGGCTCTCATATTGCTTTGAGCTTTATGGCGCATGGGCAAGAGGTCATTATTGTAGACAATTTATCCAATGCGAACTTGCAAACTCTTGAACGATTAGAATTTATTAGTGGCATGTACGTGCCTTTTGTCAAAATTGATATACGAAATACGCCTGCTTTAAACAAAGTTTTTGAGCAGTATTCCATCGATGCGGTGGTGCATGCAGCAAGTTTTAAATCGCTTGAAGAATCTGTATTGAAGCCTTTGGAATACTATAATGACAATGTCAGTTGTATCATGAGTTTACTGCGTGCCATGCAGCGCACAGGTGTCCGAACTTTGGTTCATCTTTCCAGTCTTGCGGTCTATGGTGAATCCAGCCTACATCTAGAAGAAGATTTGGAGCTGAATTTCGGCTATCCAAACCCGTATATCAAGTCGCAGCAAATGGTCGAAGAAATTATTCGAGATACAGCAAAAACGGATAATGAATGGAAAATTGCAATTTTAAGAATGGGCAATGTCGCTGGTGCATTTGAAAATGCGATGCTCGGAGAACTATTCCCGCCTTTACCGAAAAATATTATTCCACTGTTGATGCAAGTCGCTGCAAAACAGCGTGATCATATTGAACTTAGAAAAAGTGCACAAACCACAGACCATACCGTAGAGCGTAGTTTTTTACATATCCTCGATGCCTGTGATGCGATTGCGGCTTCGTTACAATGGTTAAGCACCCAACAGTTTGCTTGTGAAGCCTTTAATATTGCAGGTCAAAGTGTGTCGATACAGCAGTTGATTGAAAAAGTTGAAAGCGTGACGCAAAGTGATATTGCTACAGTCGATGTGAAGGATTCGCACATCGTGGAATTAGATCAGGTCGCAGCCGAGTGTAGTAAAGCGAAAAACATTTTACACTGGGAAGCGAAGCGCAGTTTAGAACAGACCCTTGAAGATGGATGGCGTTTCTACCAACAAAATTTAGATGGCCGTTAATTAATTTACTGATAACAATTATCATTTACATATTTTTGCTTAATCATTAAAATAAGGAAAACAAGCGCAAAATAATCATTTTGCAATTCAGTTAAAAAGGAAGAGGTTAAAATGCAAACACGTATTGAACATGACACGATGGGCGAAGTTGAAGTACCGAGTGAAGCACTTTGGGGTGCTCAAACTCAGCGTAGTTTCCAAAACTTTAAAATTGGCAGTGAACGTCTACCACGTCCAATGATTCGTGCCATGGGCTTAGTGAAAAAAGCAGCAGCATTAACCAATGCTGAGCTCAACCAAATTCCACAAGAATTGGCGCAATACATCGTCGGTGCTGCGGATGAAGTGATTGCAGGGCAGTGGGATAGTCAGTTTCCTTTGGTGGTATGGCAAACTGGTTCAGGCACACAAAGCAACATGAACTGTAATGAAGTGATTGCCAATATCGCCAATCAGAAACTCGGCAATCCTTTAGGCGCACAAAAACCTGTACACCCGAATGATCATGTAAATCGTGCTCAGTCGACCAATGACTCGTTCCCAACGGCGATTCATGTTGCAGCAAGTATCCAGATCAATGAATTACTGATTCCTGCGGTGACACAGCTTCGAGATACTTTAGCTGCAAAGTCTCAAGCATTTTCAGACATCGTTAAGATTGGTCGAACTCATTTACAAGATGCGACACCCTTAACCTTAGGCCAAGAATTTAGCGGTTATGTTTCTCAGCTCGATCACGGCTTAAAGCGTTTACAACAAGTACTTTTAGGCTTGTATGAGCTGCCTTTAGGTGGAACGGCTGTAGGTACAGGATTGAATGCTCATCCTGATTATGCAGAAAAATCAGCAGAGCAACTGGCACAGTTGACAGGGCTACCTTTTGTGACTGCACCAAATAAATTTGAAGCATTGGCTGGGCGTGATGCAGCAGTGTTTGCCTCAGGTGCATTAAAAACGCTTGCGGTAAGCTTGAACAAAATTGCCAATGACATTCGCTGGTTGGCAAGTGGCCCACGTTGTGGTTTTGGCGAGTTACGTATTCCTGAAAATGAACCAGGCTCAAGTATTATGCCGGGGAAAGTGAACCCGACTCAAAGTGAAGCGATGACCATGGTGGTGGCTCAAGTCTTAGGCAATGACACCACGATTAATGTTGCGGGCGCATCGGGTAATTTTGAGTTGAATGTATTCATGCCAGTGATTGCGTTTAATTTGTTGCAGTCGATTCAGCTTTTGGGTGACGCATGTAATAGTTTTAATGATCACTGTGCAGTGGGTATTGAACCAAACCGTGAAAAAATTGATCACTTCTTACATGACTCATTGATGTTAGTTACGGCTTTAAACCCAGTGATTGGCTATGAAAATGCAGCGAAAGTTGCCAAAACAGCCTATAAAGAAGGGAAAACGTTAAAACAGGTGGCCGTAGAGTTGAACTTAGTCACGGCTGAGCAGTTTGATGAAGTGGTACGTCCAGAGCAAATGATTTCCCCAAATGTAAAATAG